TTGAATACCTTGTGCTCCTGTTTCACCTGTTAAACCTTGAATACCTACCGCACCCTGTGAGCCAGTTGTTCCTTGTGTTCCAGTTCCAGTTGTTCCTTGTGTACCAGTAGCACCTTGAGTACCAATATTACCTTGTGTTCCAGTAAGTCCTTGTGTTCCTAAAGATCCTTGAGTACCATTATTTCCTTGTATTCCTTGTAATCCGGTTGTGCCTTGGACACCTTGGATACCTTGATTTCCTAATAAACCTTGTGTACCTTGAACTCCTTGGGAACCTAATGCTCCTTGAGATCCATTGTTTCCCTGGATACCTTGAACTCCAATGTTACCTTGTACACCTTGAGTTCCTTGTGCACCTTGAGATCCTTCTATTCCTTGTGAACCATTTAGTCCTTGTGTACCTGAACCTTGTATTCCTTGTGAACCAGTAGTACCTTGTGTACCTAAACCAGGTTGACCAATTAAACCTTGTGTACCCTGTATTCCTTGTAATCCTTGTAATCCTTGAATACCTTGTGAGCCTTGTGACCCTTGAACTCCTTGAGTACCTATTCCAGTTGATCCTTGTACACCAGTTCCAGTTAATCCCTGAGTACCTTGTGTTCCCTGAGAACCTTGAGCACCAGTATTTCCTATTATACCTTGAGTTCCTTGTGATCCGGTATTTCCAGTAGTACCCTGACTTCCTACAGTACCTTGTACTCCTGTACCAATTGTTCCTTGTGAACCTTGTGAACCTTGAGTACCATTACCAGTTTCACCTTGAGTTCCTTGTGTTCCTTGAACTCCAGATCCTTGAGTACCTTGTAATCCTTGAGTTCCTTGTAAACCCGCAATACCTTGTACACCTTGACTTCCATTATTACCAGTTTGACCTTGAGATCCTGTAGCACCTTGTGTACCATCAGTACCTGCTATACCTTGTGAACCAATAGTTCCTTGACTTCCAATTTCTCCTTGTACACCTTGTACACCTTGTACACCTTGTATTCCATTTAAACCAGTTTGTCCTTGAGTGCCTTGAATACCAACTCCACCAGTAAATCCTTGTGTACCTTGATAACCTTGTGTACCTTGATATCCTTGAGCACCTGATCCAACAAATCCTTGAATACCCATAGGGCCTTGTATGCCTTGTGTACCTTGATATCCTTGAGCACCTGATCCAACAAATCCTTGTATTCCTACATTACCTTGTATGCCTTGAGAACCTTGTACTCCTTGAGAACCTGATCCAATAAATCCTTGTATTCCTATAGAGCCTTGAATACCTTGGATTCCCTGTATACCTTGATCTCCTTGGATTCCTTGAATACCTTGAGTGCCTTGATTACCTTGAGTACCCTGTACACCTTGTCCTGCAAATGCACCTGAAATACCTTGGCTACCTTGTACTCCTTGAGAACCTTGGACACCTATATTTCCTTCATTACAAAGCCAATTAACTATTTCATTTAAACCTTGTGCTACTGAAGTATACTGAGTTATTATTGTAGTTCCTTGGCAAATAATATTTTCTCCAAAATATATAACACAATCTGCATCATATACTTCTGAACATTTTTCAGGATCAGGACATGTATATTGAGGTTCACATGAAACAGGTGTAGTTAACCCATCATTACAAAAAAAATTTTGATTGGGTTGATTATTATCCATTTATGTATTAATAGTTTTTATGTAAACCCAGATTAAAATATCTATGATATATTTTTATTTTTAATCTAGTATAAGATAAGAAATCTTTAATGTATTATTAAATGCTGTTGCTGCTGAAACATTATAAATACGGATATCAAAACTTCCATTAGTAAGAGCTTCTGTAATTAATACAGGAATTCCAGCTCCTGGATGATTTACTGTAAGTAAAATTTTAGATGCTGTAGTTACTTTACTATTATTTACAGTAAAAGATGTACTATTACCAAAAGGTAAAATACTAGAAACAGTTGTTATTGTTCCATTATGTGCATTAACTGTAACAGCAGTAGTTATTGAAGTTATCTGAGTTACATTAGCTGAATCATATACTGCTTGTAAAGGTGCTGTATTAATAGCTAATGATAAATAATCATCATCTCTACTTGGATCTTTAGCTCCAATAATTAATAAACTTTGAACATCTGTTGGTAATGTTGTTCTGTAATTACCAGATTTAACCCAGCTAATAAAATTTAAGATATCCATTTTTTTGTTTTTTAAGTATTAATTATATATATAATATACAAAAATTTATTTAAAATAAAAAGTTATTTTTTAAAATAACTCTTTTTATTATAAGACTTTTGTAACGGGTCCACTCCCTTCAAGTGCATCTCTAAAGATCCACTCCCTTCAGATGCATCCCATAGGATCCATCCCCTTCAAGTGCACCCGGTACAAAAGCATTATATTGATGTTCCAACTGTTTTATTTACATATGCTGTAGTAAATACAAGATCAACCATATTTGATAGGGAATTATAAATAAATTTTAAGTCTACATTGTCACTCATAGAACCAATTAAATATGGTGCTTCTGGTGTTGCATTTGGATTGTCAATTACTATTGCAAATCTAAAAGTGCTTTTCATACCTCCAGCACCTTTACTTCTATTAACTTCAGGAAACATTGCTCCTTTTTTTGCTTGAAAAAATTTAACATAAAAAGTACCAGCAGTATCCGCTCCAACATTAGTATCTGGAACTGGAAAATCTGCTGCAGTAGATTGTCTATATGTATTGGTATTTGTATTTCTATATTGTACCCATTCATATGGACTTAAATCTGGAAGATTAAATGATTCATATGGTACTGTTGAAAGTAATGGAAACTCAGTGTGACGGATTAATGGATCTGGTGCACTACCAATAAATGTCATAATTTTTTGTTCTCCAGTCCACCATCTACCACCAGGTTGTGCTCCTGCTGTATTTGTAGGATGTACAAATCCTGTTGATTTTTTTATAAGTAGATTACCAGATTTAAAAATTCTTTTTTTCTTTCTAACTCTATATAAAAAAATTCTAGGGTTAAATGCTTTCCATGCATCTGATTGATAAAAGTCTAAAGAAAATACTACATTTCCATTAACAGTTCTAGCTATTAATTTAGGAATTTCAATACCTACACCTAAGTTGTTAGAAAAATCTTTTACAGAAATACCAACAGTTAAAAAATTATCATCTCTTTTATTTGTTTTTACACCTAGTGGAAGTAAAGAAGTATCAGGATCTACAATAGTAGATATTATACGACCTTTAATCCAACTTATAAAATTTAAAATATCCATAATATATAAGTATAACTATTATATACTATAATATACAAAAATTTATTAATAAAAAACAAAAAAATTACAAAAAGGATCCAGCAAGAAAAATTAAGACAAGTGAAGCAACAATAAAATATGAACCGATAATTTCACTTTGATGGTCTAGTTCATATGCATCTTTAATTTTATTGTATATAGGACCTCTAAAAGAACTTCCTATAATCCATAACAAACATGCTATGCTTAAAATAAATAACATTATTAAATAATTCATAAGGTATCAATTCTACGTTGTAAATATACTAATGCTTTTTCTAAATCTTCTTTATTGTTAAAAGTTTTTTTACCAGCTCTAGCTAAATATTTTATTACATTTCCTAAGTAAAAATCTTTATCTAACTTCCATGCTTCCAACACATTAAAAACTTCATATGTTGAATCTTTTCCACCATAGTATTTAGGACGTGCTTCAAATGGTGGAATATCTTTTCTAAAGTCATGAACATAATTTTTATTATATTCAGAATCTAAACTATTTGTAGTTCTTTTATCTATATCTTCTTTAGATAGTTCTTTAGAATTAATTTTATCAGTACTTGTTTTTCCAGAAAAATATGGAAGATCATCTGTTATATTTACCATATTATTGCTATATCCATTTCATTAAACATTAGCTTTACACTACCATCAATGTCAACTTTTTCTGCATTTTCTAATTGTGCAACAGGAATATATACTGAATCTCCAACAACAATTTCTTCTACTTTATCACCTATGGCATATACAGTTAATCTATTCCATTGTTTCATTGCTTCATACATTAAAGCATCTTTATCTTTTTCAGATAATGTAATTACTGATTCTTTTTTAACAGGAACTTCAATAAGTATTCTTCTTCCTCTTAATGTTTTAAATGGGTTCATATTTATAGTTTTTTAAGTTTTATTTAATTTAAAAATGTTGATAAAAATATAATTTTTTTTGTATTAAATTAATTTATAGGTATTGCTTCATAATTATCATTTCCATCAATGTTTATTTTATTTATAGTATATCCTAAAGATTTAATATACTCCATTAATTCATTGTGCGTGTTTGGTATATTATTCCAATGGTGGCTATTTATATCCCAACATTCAAAAAAAATTATTGGTTTATTTTTTATAATAGTTTTAGTACCACCTTTTATTACATTTAATTCTTGACCCTCTACATCAATTTTTATAAAGTTTACTTTTTTTAATTTTAATGAATCTAAAGTAATCAATTTATATCTATTTAATTTATTGTTATTATCATTTGTTTCAATTAGTTTACAACCACCTATGTTTATTGTTTCTGATAAATACATTGATGTTTTTTTATTTACATTATCAGTAAGTGCTGAATGGTACGGATAAATAATATGCTCCTTATTATTTATAAATATATTTCCACATAATGAATAAAAAGAGGAATTATATGGTTCAAATGAATAAACTTTTCTATTTTTAATAGCTAAAGGTATTGACCACGTTCCAATATTTGCACCAATATCTAAAATTATAGAATTGTCATTTAAAAATGTTTCTGCATATTTTATTAATTCATTTTCCCAATATCCATATTCAAATAAACTATTAGATATTGTATCATTTTCATAACATAAATAAGTATAATGGTCTATACTATTACAAATTATTCTATTTTTAAAACTCATGTTTATAGTTC